AACGGCAGTTATACCGACGTTCATTCAGTTGGCGGAGTCGCAGATCAATCGCGATATTCGGCACTACAAGATGGAGACTCGATCAACTGCAACGATAGATGCCGGTGATCAATACTCGCAAGTGCCAGCCGATTGGATGGAGACGATCCGTATGAGCATACAAGGCACTGGCACAACCGTTGTTAATTTAATATCTCGAGACGCTATGGCGGATAAACGTGCTGGCGCTGAGGATATGGCTGGTCGGCCTGAGTATTACGCTCATGCAGATGGGCAGTTTAACTTCTATCCGACGCCAGATGCGGACTACACGCTGGAGCTGTTGTACTTTGCTAAAGTACCTGATTTGGCGTCAAACAGTGACAACTGGCTGTTAGACGACTCGCCAGATGTATATTTATATGGATCGCTAATGCATTCTGCGCCATACTTGCAGGAAGATGCACGGATCACAGTTTGGGCGCAGTTGTATTCAGCGGCGGTTGCAAGATTAAACGAATCATCAGATCGATCCAGAATGTCTGGATCTGGATTAAAACTTAAAGTGAGAGGATTAGGATGAGTTTCTCCAACTATTTAGAGACTGAGTTACTAGACCACGTCTTTACAAACAGCGCGTACACTGCGCCGTCAACATTATATTTGGCGCTTTTTACAAGCAATCCAGACGAGGATGGCAGTGGAACTGAGGTCACGACATCTGGCACGGCATATGCTCGACAGACCGTAACATTTAGCGTATCTGGCAACACTGCGACGACTGGCGCGGCAGTTGAGTTTCCTACAGCGACTGCAAACTACGGCACAGTAAGTCACGTTGGCATTTACGACGCATCTAGCGCTGGTAATTTAATTGCTTATGCGTCACTAACGACATCCAAGGCTATTGAGACTGGCGACGTTTTTCGTGTGCCAGCCGGAGACTTAGACATAACGCTTGATTAAGGACTAATATGGCTCTAGTTGTAAAGGATCGAGTCAAGGAAACAAGTACAACGACCGGAACAGGCACATTAACTCTTGCCGGAGCCGCAGACGGCTTTCAGTCTTTTGCCGCCGTTGGCGATGGCAACACGACATATTATGCAATTGTGTCAGGCAACGACTACGAGGTTGGGCTAGGTACTTATACGGCCTCTGGCACGACTTTAAGCCGCACAACGATATTAGAGTCATCAAACTCTGGCAGCGCATTAAATCTTGGCGCTGGGACAAAAGATGTATTTGTTACTTATCCTGCAGAAAAGTCGATATACGCCGACTCAAATGATGATGTAAACGTTCCTGCAGACTTAACGTCTGTTGGCGGCATTATCTCTGGCGCCATATTTGAGCATACGCACACGATTGCATCAAACTACACGATCACCAGTGGAAACAACGCAATATCCGCTGGCCCATTAACTGTAAATTCTGGCGTTAGCGTCACTGTGCCGTCAGGATCTAGCTGGAAAGTTGTTTAATTGTTTGGCATAAACGCATTTAGTGAACAACCGTTTTCCGCTGAAGGCGCAATTAATTTTGTTGACGCCGCAGCAACGGTAACTGCTGCCTCGAGCGTCACTGCAAACGCTGTAACGGTCGTTGACTCAACATCGAGCGCGACTTGTGCAGCGATTAACACTTGCGATTCAACACGATTACGGGAGTCTGGATCACTCGCGGCTGGCGATACAGTTATTGCAGTTGTTTACATTAGGAAGCGGCAAACTGAGGCAACGGTATCTGCGAGCGCGTCTGTTACGTCAGACGGTGAGCGCATCAAGCTGTTCAGCGCAAGCATATCTGCATCATCAAGCGCGACGGCAAGTTTTGAAACGGTTGTTGAAGCAGATTCAGCAATATCCGCAAGTGCTACGACTGCGGCAGACATGGAGCGCGTTCGCGAGCGAAGTTGCGTATCGAGTTCAGTTTCGACAATCACAATTGACGCAAGACGAAAATGGGAAGATGAGGCGGTCAACGCTGAGTCGTGGTCGGAAGTGTCTGGAAATGCAGAAACTTGGAGTGTTCTCGACACCAATAGTGAGACGTGGAGTTCGGTGAGTGTAAACAGCGAGACTTGGACAAAGCAATCTACAAATTCTGAAATTTGGACTAAACTAGCGGCATAGGTGAATATATGGCAGTTGTAATTAACGGATCATCAGGAATACAGTTTCCTAACTTTATAGAGAACGATCAAAGCATAGACACTGACTACACTATTGCTGCAACTAAGAATGCTGCAAGCATAGGTGACATAGAGATCAGCACTGGCGTTACAGTAACTGTGACAAGCGGCGGGAACTGGGTGATCTTATGAGTACGCTAAGAGTTGACACGATTGCTAACACTGCTGGTGTTACTAACAACAGAGTGTTGCAAATTCAAAGCACACAAGTATCAACAAGAACTTCACAAACAACTACGACTAACGTATTAGCTGAAATAACTAATATGTCTGTAAACATCACACCTTTGTTTTCAAATAGTAAAATACTATTACAAGCTCAGTGGATGGGAGAATTTAGTTCGTCAACTATTGCTTACAATTCAATATTTTCATTTAAAAGAAACGATACATACTTAGGATCTCCAGATGAAGGAGATAGTCGTTATTATGGAATCATGCCTCCAGCAATTAATTTAAATAGTAGCGCAGCGTCTACAACAGAATCATCATTTTTAATGTATATGGATACTCCTTCAACAACATCGGCAATTACTTACAAGCTATCAATAATTGGTAGTGGTGGTACTGTCTACAACAATAGAACAGTTTCAGACAGCAACTCAGGAGGCTACGAAAGAGGTATGTCTATGATTACAGCAACGGAGATAGCGCAATGAATCACGAAGCTATCTATGCTCTTTATTCAAATGTCGTTAAGATTCTTGAGGACACACCGTACGATGCAGATGACAACGTAGTTACAGTAGACGTTGATGCAGTAGCAGCATGGGTTAGTCCTGAACAATACGCAAGAGACAGATCAACTGCTTATCCATCAATCCAAGAGCAACTCGATATGCAGTACTGGGATAGTGTGAATGGTACAACTACTTGGAAGGATGCTATTGCTGCTGTTAAGACGGAGAATCCTAAGCCATGAGTACAGTTAAGGTAGACACAATTAAGAACACCAGCAACGTAGAAGTCTATACCTGCAAGGCGTGGGTTAACTTTGATGGCACTACAGCAGGAATTAGAGCATCTGGGAATGTAAGTAGCATTACTGACTTAGGAACTGGATCGTATCGATTAAATTTTGCTACGGTTATGCCTGATGTTAATTATGCAGTAACTACTGCATCTAATACAGGAGCAGCTTACGCTTCTCAATTTCGTCAAAGCAGTTCAACAACAACATACGTCCAACTTTTTAATTATTACGGTAACTCTCAAGCTGGTTTGGACGCTACTGGACTTTATGCAGCAGTCTTTAGGTAAATCAAATGAGTACACTTAAAACAGGAAAAGTAAAGACAACAACAATAGCTGACGAGTTAGACACAGAGTCTACTGCGGTCACTAATGTGATTAACGGATCTGCAAAGGCTTGGGTTAACTTTAATGGTACTGGTGCTGTAGCTATTAGAGAATCATTTAATGTAAACAGTATTACTGATGTTGCTGTTGGTCGTTATGAAGTTAATTTTACAAACGCATTTTCAGATATTAATTATGTTTGCGTAACTGGACTTAATTTAAATACTTCAGGCGGTGGCACAAGTAACTATAATCGAATGTGCGTATCTAATCCAGCAACAACATCTAAAGCGTACTACAACACTTTTACTACAGGTTCTTCTTTAGCTGATGTTACTGTAAATCAATTAGCAGTTTTTAGATAAGGAGCAATAATGGATAAAAGAATTATATATCCCACAGATGACGGAGGAGTTGCAGTCATAGTACCTGCTCCTAACTGTGGATTAACAATAGAACAGATCGCAGAGAAGGATGTGCCTACTGGTGTAGCATATCAGATTGTCGATGTAGCTGACATTCCTAGTGATAGAACTTTTAGAAATGCTTGGGAGTATTCATAATGCCGATTGTAACTAACTTAACTAAAGCAAAGACTATTGCACATGATATGCGTAGAGCTAAACGTGCTGAAGAGTTTGAGCCACATGATGAAGTTATATCTAAGCAGATCCCTGATGCTGATGCAACTGCTGCTGAGACTGCTAGGGCTGCTATCAGGACTAAGTACGAGACAGTTCAGACTGACATTGACGCTACTACGGATGTAGACGCACTTAAAACTGTTGTGGAGAATATGTAATGAGTAGAGTTGTTATTCAGGGAGATGCTAGTGGGACAGGTGACTTTACCATTGCTGCCCCTAATAGCAATACAGATAGAACTCTGACGTTACCTGATGAGGCTGGGACTGTACT